CCATATTGCTTCCTCTTCGATGACAAGAACGCGCTCACTCTCAAAGCGCAGAACGATTGGATACGGTCAAAGATCACCGCCGGCGAGCCTTCCATCGGCGAATCGGATTGGAACCGTTTTGCGCGCATCGGCGTAAAGCAGGCTAAAAAGGGATTTTTCCTCACAGGATTGGCGCTCAATTATCTGACGACTGAGCTGAACGGGTTCCTTCGCCCAGAAGTGTTTCAGGACAAGTGCTTCGATCCCGCCTATCCGGGCGCTAACGAGAACAATGTGCGCAAGGACGGCAAGGAGTTCACCTACCGCGACAAGTTCTTGCAGCTTTTCCCGGATGGCTGCCATGTGAAGTGGGTTGGCAAGACGTATTCGGAAAGCTGGAATGAATGCCCGGACGATGCGATTGACATTGTGTTCCCGATGGAGCGCGATGGCATGACGGGCGGCGCTTTGATGGAGCCGATGAAGGTCGTTCAGGATGCCTACAACGACTACATGAACGCCAAGCGTGAGAATTACGAGACGGGCTGGAGCGTTACCTATTTTCGAGGAAGCGATGAGGATTATCAGGCGGTCTGCAATCAGCGTTCGCGCCCAAACGACTGCATTCTCTTAAAAGAAGGCCCACCGGAGCAGGAAATTGGGAAACAGGTTGTCTATCGCGAGGCTCCAGCGGCCCCGCCAGAAGGTTTCGACCAGGCGATTGAGGAATTGCGCGGGGCGGTATCGCAAGATATTACTGGCGCAATGCCGGTACTTCAGGGAACCAGCAACAAGGAAACCACAGCAAGTCAACAGGCGATGGACCGCTCGCAGGCAATGGGGATGCTGGGGCCGTCATGGGCCTATGAGCAGATTCTATTTTCTGGAATCGCCGAAAAGGCCGCGCGCCTCGCTTCCAAGAATCCCGACCACGGAACCGAGATTGCGGTCGTCGGCAAGGACGGATCGAAGATTACGGTCAAGATGGAGCGGCTGAAAAAAGGAAAATTCCATGCTCATGTGAGCGATTCCAGCTTCCCGGAGACTACGGCAGCCAAGCGCGCAAACCTGACCGACCTTGTAAAAATGGCTGCTGCTTCGCCGGTTGGACAAGCTCTTTTCGAGTCGCCCGACAATTGGGAAGAGTTTATCGAGTTGAACGGCAATCAGGATTTAGTCTTCATTCCGGCAATTGCTTACAAGAAGCAGAAGAGGGAAATTGAGATTCTTTTGCAGGAACCTCCGAATATCCCGACACCTGAAGAGATTGCCCAATACACAGTGCAGCACGCAGAACAAAGTATGCAGGCGGAACAACAGGGCTTACCTGCCCCGCCGTATGCGCCGCCGCAGCCGCAACCATCGCTGATGCCGGAAGCAGACGATTATCACAAGTGGGAGTCGGCCTGCTGCCAAGAGTATCTGTCGAGCGAAGATTGCTGGCTGCGCATGAACGTGGCTCAGCCGGAACAGGGAGAAGCGCCGTATGAGGCATTGAAGCGGGCCGCGCTTGGCGTCCAGAATGTGCGGATGCACAAGGCGGTTCACGATCAGTTTATGGCGCAACAGGCGCAGGCGGCGGCGCAGGCACAGCAGCAGATGAAGCCTCCAAGCGAGCAGATTTCATTCAAGGATGAGGATGCGCAGGGCAAGCAGCAAATGAATGCGCAGGCTGGAATCAAGGAAGCGGCACCGGAAGCGCAGAGTTCCGTACAAAAGAACGCGGCGGCACCGGGAACACGCGGAACGGGGACAGTATGAATCCAGAGAAGTTCAAACAACTCTGTATTTTGTCTGGAAGGTTCTCTACCGATCTAGAATCTATCGGTCTTCAGTTTGTTCAAGGATTACAAGGGAATCTAGGGCAGACAATCTATCCCGTCGAAATAATGGGTCACTCTTGTGCGCAAATGATAATCATGGAAATTCCAGAGGAGAAATCGCATGGTGGATGAGCTTGAAGTAATCGATGGCGGAGCGGAACTCGAAACCGAGGGCGCGGAAGAAGTTGAGCAGGGAGCCGAAGGCGCGACAGAGGGCGCGGAAACCGCCGGCGCTGCCGAATCTGAACCGGCTTCGGCGGCAAGCACCTGGAAGCAGGTCAAAGAAAAGCTGCATGATTCTCCCGATCTGCATCGGCAAGTGAAAAAGGCGCTTCACGCCTATGAGGAAAGCCGCAAACTGCTTCCCGAAGGCGTTGCGAAGACTGTCGAACGCCTGAAACTTATCGAGCAGCTTGACGACAATCCGGAAGATGCTGAATATGTCGCCGGTTCCACGCCGATTGAGCAGGTCATCTCGAATACTCTTGCCGAGCGGTCGTTCTGGCGCGATTTCTACAATGCATTTCAGGCCGGGGATGGCCGCGTTATCAATCAGATGATGGAAGCCAACCAGGAGAGCTTCCAGAAACTGACTCCGCAGGCGATGGACCGTTTCGCCGATGTGAATCCAGAGGGATTTTCGTCATATATATGCAAATCTGTATCTGGCTACCTGAACGCCGCGCAGATTCCGCTTCAGTTGGCCCTTCTGGACCGCGTATTGCCGGAAAAATCGGATGATCCGACCGTACAGACCATTGTGGACGCTTTCAAAGCGATCAAGGGCGTTGTCGAACAGATTAACACTACCGCGCGCAACCCAATCGCGCCAAAAGCTCTACAGGGCCAGCAACCCGGCGCAAAAACCGGCTCAGAAACCGGAAATCTCGAACAGCGCGAGATGAACGTGCTGCATGATGAATGGTTGCGCGAGATTCGTCCGCGCTCAGAGTCTTTTGCTGTGGCCGAAGTCCAGCGCATCGCTCCCAAGGTGAAATTCACGCCTTCAGAGGTCTCTGCGATCAAAAACGCGGTGCGCGAAGAAATTAATGCGCGGGTTGCCGCCAACTCTGGCTATCAGAACAAGGTCAGAAGTCTGCTCAAGGCGAAAAACAAGACTTCCTACGGAATGACGGTCGAATCCGAACACAAAAAGATCATTCCCGGCGCCGTCAAGCGGGCCCTGGACGATGTGCTGTCAAAACGCAAGACAGCGCAGACAAAGAAAGCCACGCCAGGGACCACGAGCACGCAAGCGAAGCCCGGACAGGCCTCCTCGCAGACCGACAACAGCAAATATGAGTTCATTTCAGATTCTCCGTCTCGTCTTGGCTTGCAGGTAGACTTTCGCCGCGGCGGCATCCTTCCGGACAACACGGCCTGGATTGTCGGACGCGCAAAGCCGGTGAAATGGAAGAGGAAGTAGCGGTTCGTGATATGATTTTTGGTAGCAAGTGAAGTATCCCAATCCGAAGAAGGCAGCGGGAAGCCATAAACCGATATTGGACGATTGGGCGCAGCACATCGAAACACGCGAAAGCTACAGCGGCACTCGTGCTGGCTATCCCGTATGGGAAGCGAAGAGGGCGTGGAGATGATCTCAAAAAGAGGTTATTTTCATGGCTATCGCAGATGCGGCACAAGCTCTTGCTAGCGAGCAGGAGTACGTCAGGCCGGAACTTGAGAATTACGTTCTCTCGCAGTCCGTCCTTCTGAAGGAAATCCAGAAATCCAAAATCAAGGCGGTATCTGACCGTCCATCCCGCATTCCCACCATGCCGTCTCTCGGCGGCAAGCCCCGCGTCGGCAACATGAACGGCGTTGACATGGGCATCGGCTCCGGGCCGACTCAGGTTCCCGGCCAGATTACCCCAGTTTGCTACATCCACGCCTTCAGCTACACCAAGCAGGCGGAATATGCGACCGACTCCGACGAAAAGGCAATCGAGAACTTCGCCACTCTGACGCGCACTCTGGCGCCTGAGCGGTTTGCGGACTTCCTCGAAACGATGCTTCAGGGCGATGCTTCGCAGACCATCGACACAGTTGTAAGCGTCGTGACCTCAGGCGGAAATATCACTGCCCTTGGCGTCAACTCGGCAAACCTGTTCCTTGACGATGAGGATATTGACGTTTGGACCTCTGTCGGCGGAACATTCGTGATCACCTTCACCGTGCAGGATTCCGATATTTCGCTGAACCAAATCCTGCTTCTGAACCCAGTTCCAACCGGCACAATCACCGCTGGCATGAAACTGATGGTCAACGGCGCATCCGGCCAGGCCAATACCGGCTTGAACGGCCTCCGCTACTACCAAGTAGCGACCGATACCGGAAACTGGCTTACCGTACAGCGCGCCGCATGGTCTGGCAAGTACATTGCCCAGAACATTCCCGTCAACGGCGCTTTGACCCCGCAGATTGTCCGCGCCATCCATTCCCAGATTCAGTTGGCGATGGGCAAGAAAAAGGCGGATGCGGACGAACTTGTGGCTCATGCGACCGTCAACGAGCAGAATGCATGGGAGATGAACGCGCTTCTGGTCCAGCACATCAACATGGCCGAGATGAAGGGTTCCGAGTCCGAAGATATGCTCAAGCGGGAAGCCTCGACAACCATTGCCGGCCGCCGTTGGCTCATCAACGAACGCGCCGTTCCCGGCTACATCGACTTCCTGGCGCTCAAGAACGCCTCGATGGTCGAAACCAAGTCCATCGACTTCTACGATGTCGGCGGGCAGACGCTGTTCGGCCTCATTGGGCAGAGCGGCGGTCAGGCTTCAGGACTGGTTTTCTACATGGTCGCCGAGTTGAATCTCGTGTGGGTCCAGACCCGCATGAATGCTTTCTTGAATGGAATCGCTATTGAGCATGGCCTTTACGGTCAATAACTTGCGGTAACAGAGAGGTTCAAACTTGTCTGAATTGATTCAAACCTGCGGGGAGATACCCAAGCCGACTTACTGGCCGATGATGTCCATGAGCCAGTTTGGGCTGATCCCCGGCAGGGATGAGCCTCTTTTCCGCATTGTCTTCGCTCCGACCGTGCGCGGGCTGGTAGGCGGTGAGTTCACAGACCCGGATACGGGCGCTGTTGAGTTCACCGGCTATCGTTCCTGTCCGCGCTACGAATACATCGGCGACAAGTGGATCATGGAAAAGTGGGTTTCGGCTCAGGATTTTACCAAGCAGACGGAAATTGAATACCGTGCCGCGTGGGAAGACCCTGTAACGCATCTGTGCCTCACCGGGCCTTACCCGGTCAACGGTGATTATCAGTGGGTCTGGACATTCAATAAGCCGGAGCAGATTGGGGCCGCCGGAATCGTCGCCGCGCTCGTCAACAAGGCCAGATTCAACTCGCAGGCCGCGAACCGTGCGGCAATCGAGCAAGCGGCTGAAAAGGCCAAGCAGGACAAATTCCAGAAGAATTTCGACAAGATGCACGACAGCCAACGGGTATCGGGTATCCGGGCGGCGAATATCGGCGGACGGGTAAAGGCGCAAAAATCCTTTCCTGAACTTCGTGATGCTCGAAGCCTAGGCCTTCCCGTACGCGGGGCACGCAACATCAAACCTACCTCCGGGCAGCTTCAAGTAGCAGGATTTTAAGGAGAAACTATGCCTTCAAGTGTCATCGACAGAGCGGTATCCAAAGTTCCCCGCGCGGATGTAGCCGAACGCGCCATCACCCAAAAGCAGTCCATTGGCCGGTCGCGCGTCCTTCCTATCAAGCTGAAAGTCATTGAGGATATGAAGAAGCAGAAAGTGCATATCTTCAATGTCGGACCCTGGGCGCAAACCGTAAACACCGGCTCGACTGGCACTTTCACGATTCCCGCGTGTCCCGCTGGCGAGGAATACATTGAGATGCTGGTGATGAATGCGAACACCGGCGAAATGGAATCGCCTATCTCGGTCATTATGGAAGAGTTTGTCATCAAGTCCGAGGATGAAATGTCTTCCCTGATTGATAACGGATGGGATGAAGATGGCAAACTCGGCTTTGCGAATCGGATGCTGGGCGTGAACAAGCCCCGCAACCGTAGCCTCATCCGTTTCGGAATGTTTGCCTCGCGCAATGAAGTGCCGACCCAGGAAGAGTTGCGGAATGCTCATCTGGCGCTCGAAGAGGAGTGTCGGCAGATCGTGAAGTGGGCGGGCGACACTTATGCCACTGACCGTAAACTGTTCTCGCGCGCCGTGCGTCCCGAAGTTCATTTTGTGGCCGCGAAGATTCTTGGGCGCGACAACCCGCAGGATTCGCCGTGGATGCTTGATGCGAACCCTGTTGGGCGAATCAAGTGCAAGATGTGCGGACGTCTCTGCGATCCTGATGTGGCGACATGCGAGGCAGGCCATGTGGTGAATATGGAGCTTTACCTCGAGCTCCAGGCAGCGGATGAGCAACTGAAGGCAGCAATTGCCTCCAAGCCGAAAGAGAAATAATGCCCATCCCTCCTCCAGCGCCGACGATGCCCGCGGATACGGTAGATTCCGTGTTGAATCTCGTGCGCACGAAGATGCTGGACACCATTGGTTCTCTGGCGGGCGACATTCTCACTGACGCGCAGCCGTTCATGCAGGAATATGCCAATGCGGGCTGGAGAGAACTGCAATTCTTTCTGGCCACGCTTGGTTATTCCGTTTTCAAGATGCCGTTTATTGGGCTTGCGTATCCGGTTGTGGATTCTGTTGACCCGGCGCTCTGGACCAGCCTTACGTGGAGCAATTTCGTGAACGCCAGCGGTACAGAGTATGCGCCGCCGGTAGTAACGGTGCTGCCACAGAACATGATTCTTCCGCTCAAGGTGAGCGAGAGGCTGACAGGCTCGCAATCCCGATTCCAGCGCATGCAGATGGCGCAGGACTCCCTGCCGGAAACACGTAAGGGGCCGTACAACGGATTCTGGATTTGGGAAAACAACACGCTTTATATGCCAGGCTCCATCTACTCTATGGATTTGCGGATGGAACTGGCGATTTATCTACCAGATTTTGTAACTGTTGGAACAGTGCTTTGGAATCAGCAGCCGGTTCCAATTGTGCGCGCAAAGACGGCGCTCGCTTATTTCATCTGCGATGAAATAGTCCAGGCGCGTGAGGATTTGTCTGGTTCGTTTACTGCGAAGGCGCAGGCGGCGGCGCGGCAAATCTACAACATCGAAGTTTCACAAAAACAGCGCGTTCCTACCCAGCGCAGGCCCTTCTGTGGAAGGCGCGGCGACGGGTACGGAATGCAGGTCTGGTAGGGGGAATCATGGCAATCAAA